GCCGTTGGCGGCCTGCACCACCGTGGTCTTCCAGACCGGGTTTGCCCGGAAGCCCAGTGCGATGCGCTCATCCAGTATGACGTTGTCAACCATTACCGCATCCTGTTCACTGTGGAGGACACGGCGTCAGCGATGTCCATCTGGACCTGACGCCGCGAGTTCTTGAAGGAGTTTGCATCGGAGGCCACAATCGTGATCGGCACTTGGACGTTGACGCCGCCAGCATCTCCATCAAGCCGCGCGCTGAGCGCCCTCATCTGGTTGGGCGTGAACACGGCAACCGTCTCTGAAGGCGAGGCCATGAACTGCACCAGCCTTGAGTCCGTGCCGCCCGGCCCACCGACCTTGAAAGCGCCGCCCTTGGCAAACCGCGGCAGGGCACTGCCAGTGGCGGGGTCAGCGCCGCCGCTCGCAGGCAGCTTTACCTTGGCCGAGGCCGTCGCAAGGCGCTCCATAGCCTGCGTGAGCCGGTCGATCTTCAAGACAACCGGATCGATGCTGCTCAGCGAGGTCTGAAGGGTGGTCAGGAAGGGGTCAAGCGCGCCTGCCTGCGCCCCGGCCTCGACAAGACCGGTCTTGACGAAGGCAATGGCTACACCAAGATCCTCGGCGGGGATCTTGCCTTCGACAATCTTTTGCGTGACCTCGCCAATACGAAGCTTCGCTTGATTGACCCCAGTGCTGAACGCCTGCGGGTCATCACCGAACATCGCCTTGTTCAGCAGCTTCTGTGGCAAGCTGGCCGCCTCGGCCTTAAGATTGCTGAGCAGTTCGCGCGCCCTGTCGATCTCAGATTGAGCGGCGACCGCCGTAGGATCCTGTCCCGGGCTGAACGATGAGAGTGCCGGAATGTTTGTAATCTGCTGTGGGGATGGCACCTTGATAAACTTCGCCCCGCCGGGGGAGGTGAAGGTGCTGTTTGCCCCCTCAAATGCGCGGACCTGACCAACGAGGGACTGGTACTGAGCCTCAAGCTTCGGGATTGCAACGATGGCGTCTTGAATGTCAGAGACAATCTGTGTCGCCACGTTTTCCTCGACCCCCGATCCAATCAAGGTTGAGCGAAGTTCCTCCAACCGGTTGGTGACTTCGATCGCACCAAGCTTGCCACTGTTGAGGCCTTCGGAAAGAGCCTGCGCCTCCAAGCGCACTTGTTCAATCACCCTTCGGGCGGAATCGGCGTCCCTGTTTGTACCAAAGGCTTGCTCATTAAGCAGAGGCCCGCCATCTTGTATCAATTGGCGTGCACCACCATAGGTGCGACCGACCTCACGAATTTTCTTGATGAGTTCGTTGAGCTTGTTCAACTCATCTCCGACCATGGCGGTCTCAAGTGGCTGCTGCCCCGGAACAAATCTGACGTTTGAGCGGAACGAATCTTTCCAGCCAGACGACTTGAACCGATCATCCTCAAATGAACTCGGAAGAGGCTCGTCAGCCGCAGCCCTGATGCCGTCCAGCGTTGAAATCATGCGAGCTTGATTTTTTATGTAATCGTTAAGCGCGCTAGAAATCTTTGCATCCCTCGACTTCAGCGCGGCGGTCATTTCGTCAGCGATTTTCTTTTCGTTGTCGGCAATCTTGTCCACAAGCATCGTGTATGCCTGCTCGTCAACCGCCCTGCGAAGATCGTTCTCCTTCTGCATGGCACTCGCCATCATCGAAAATGTGCTGGCGAACTTGCCAAAACTGGCTTCGGCCTGATCGGTGTCCTTCTTGATGTCCTTTAGGGCCAGAGAAGACTCCTCAATGGCCTTGACCAGAAGCACCACCTCCTCGACCTCTTGGGGATCGACCGCGTTGATCCTGCCAAGATCTCGGATCTGTCCGATCAGCTTATTGACATCTGTCAGGCCGTTGCGGAGAGCCGGCAACGACTTGTCCAACAACGAGCCGAACGGAGAGTCGTTGCTTACACCGCCCTTTTCCAAATTGATGTCTATACGGTCAGCACGGCGCTGAATCTCGTTGGCGATCTCGTCAAATGCAGTTCCGACATCCTCAAGTTCCTTCTTGAGCCCGTCGAGTTTTGCTTTCTGCTTTAGCCTTTCAAGAGCCTCACCGGCAGCGTCACTGCTATCCGCAATCTTGTTAAGACGCTGGGAAATGATTTCCTGAGCGTTCGCGGCGCTCTGTGCGGCTGCTGCGCTTTTAGCCGCGTAGACCGTAAAACCAATTGTGGCCGCAGTCAGCGCAACGCCCCACGGCCCACCAAGGAAACCGAACAGGCTGGAGAACGCACCGCTTGCAAAGGAAATGGACCTTGCAAGCAATGTGGCCGAGCGGGCAGCCAAAGCCTGCCGCGCGTTGGCGGCGTCAAGAGCACGGGAATACCCAATGATCGCGGACTCAGCTTCTTTGGTCTGCCGGGCAATGTTGGCCTGTACTTGCTGATCGCGCCTGACTGCATTTTGACCGATTGTGGCCTGTAAGCCGGCACGCTTCTGCTCCAGATTTGCAGCCTCAGCCGTCAATTGGTTGATGCGCGTGAGCGCAGTGATACGCTCCGCAGACGCGGCGCGAGCCGCGGCCGCTTCAGCCGCAGACAGACCGACCAGACGCTTGGACAGTGCTTCGCGGGCAGCCGCTGCATCTTTCTGGGCAGCGGCAATGTCGCGCTGAATGCGCTTTTCTTCCTTAGCCGCCTCGCGAACTTCCGCGAGCGCCTGCTTGGTGGGGCCCGGGCGCTGCAAGGTGCCGACCGCAGCATTCACCTGACGCTTCTGGTTCGCAAGCTGAGCGGCGCGAAGCTGCTTCTGCTCAGCCAGCAACACATTGACCTTTGACTCAGCGTCGGCAATCGCATTCGTTGCCTTCAGTATTGCAGGACTGACACCGCCAGTCACCGTCGCAAGCTTCTGGTAGGACTCAGAGATCCTGTCTCTTAGCTCAAGCTGCCGGGTGTCGAGCCGGAAAAGTTCATCCTTATCGCGCTTCAAAGCATTGTTGATGCTCTTGTCAGCAAATGCACTCTTCGGTGAAGTGGCAACTGTCTGGTTCAGCGTGGCTTGCGCGACACGGGCCTCGTCCAGCCTCTTGGCATAGTTCCGGATTTCTTCGCGCGTACCTGTGACTTCGGCCGCCGTGCGCTGCCTAATGTCGCGCCAAGCGCCAGTGATGCCGGATCCAGCCCGCTCAGCAGCGCCTTCGACGCGCTGCATGGACTTGATCGCATCACCGAAGGAGTCGCTGAAGCCGCGGCCGATGTTGCCCAAGAATTTGGCTGCAAACAAACCACTGATAAGGGGAACGACGTATTGCAACACGTTGCCAATGTTTTCTAGGTTGTTGGCAAATGCTACGACCCCCTGCCCCAGCAGGCGGGTGACGCCATAGGCTTCATCGACCGATCCGATGTAGGCGATGAACCGGTTGTCGGCCAGCGTAATGGCCTGATCCAGCGTCTGCACAGACTTGGAGAACTGCTCGTCAACACTGGTGCCGATGTTTTCGAGAGCGCCCAGCACGACATCTGCGGTCAGCTTCCCCTGAATGCTGAGTTCGCGGAACCTGCCGATTGAGACGCCGAGTCCCTTGGCAAGTGCGCCACCAAGCGGGGTTTCGAGAATGGCACGAAGTTCTTCACCACCCAGCCTGTTCGACGCGATGGCCTGCGAGAACTGGATGGCAGCAGATGCCGCTTCCTGTGCAGTTGCACCGCCAAGCTGCAAGGCCTTCTGGATGGTCTCGGTGTAGCGAAGAGCCGTGGTCGGGTCGAGGTCGGGAGCGGCCTTGGAGAGACGGCTATAGAGGATCGCGGTCTCTTTGAGCCCAGCGCGGCTGCGGCTGGCAACGTCTTCCAGCAACTGGAACTGTGCTTTGAGATCTGCCGAGGACTCCGAAACCACACGCAACTGGTTGTTCAACTGCGTGTAGGTGTCGGCATACCTCAAGATGACATTGGAGGTCAGGGCCGCCGCGAAGCCGCCGAACACAGCGGACGTGGCAATGAGCGAGCCGCGGAGAAGGTTGGCTCGGTCGGCGGTGTTGTCGAAGGCACGCGACACCGCGATCAGGCTGTAGGGGCGGATCGGTTGGCTGAAGGAGCGGTTCACTCCCTCAACCGACCGAGAAGTAAGGCCGGCCTGACGCTGGATTCTGTTCAGCGATCGATCAGCGGTGCGCTCAGCCTGAGCGAAGCCGCGATTGAAGCCGGACTGATCCAGCGTCAGACTAGCGAAAAGGCTACCAACTTCGACGGCCATTACTTCTTCTTCCGCTTTTGCTGCGCCTCAAAGAAGCGCTTCACGTTGGCTATGGATTCTTGATCCGAAATTCTCTTGAGCTTCTTGTCTTCGCCAATCAGCTTAAGTGGAGATTTCGGGAACTGGTTGGTCTTGCCGGCGCGGTTCAGGGCCGCGAAATTCCACGCCATGATCACCCCCTGCTTGGATGACTCCAAGATCCAGAGGTTGGTCTCATAAGGCGTCAAGTCCTCGTCCCAGAACTCGGCGGGCTTCATGCCGAGCCTGAAAGCCCGTCGCCTCAACTGAGCGAGGTATTCTCCGGGCTCGACACGTTCGTAGGGTTTCCGGAGGCTTCAAGCGCCTCCGCTCGCTTACCGAGTTCGATCAGGTACTCGCTGAAAGTCATGCCGTGGACGCAGACGTAGAGGGCGTCCAGAACCGTCTCGGCAATCTGCATCATCGGGATGTCGATCGCGTCGAACTCGACCTTGGCGGGCTTGCCGCCCTTGGTCGCACCAATCTCAATGCAGGCCTTGATGAAGTCGGGATCGAAGGTGTTCAGGCGCGTGTGAGCAGCCGTGAACCACTCCGCACCGAACCGCTTCTGAAGCTCAGCACAACCCGAGTTGCTGAACTTGAGGGCGATGCCCTCCCCCGCAGCGGGGAAGGGCACCTCTGCACGCAGGCGATCCGCCATTAGGCGGCCACGATTTCGAGGGGACCAGTCACGCGGATGGTCACGTCCGCAGAGATCGGGTCGTCCACGTTGATCGTGATGTCCGAGCCGCGGACGAAGCCCGCACCCGTCATCTTGTAAGCCCAGCTTGCCGGGGTGAAGTCGATCTGGAAGTTGAACACGTCACCCGAGTTCAGGAGGTCTTCCAGATTCTGGTGGGTGAGGTTCGACGGGTCGAAATGCAGCGTCATCTGCACTTCGCCAGCGTCCTTGAAGCCAGCGCGGAATTCGCGATAGCCACCCGTCGAGGCGAGATGGGTGAAGTCCACCTCGTCCACCGTACGGCCGTTGATGTTGATGTTGGTGGCGTTCGCGATTGCCGTGAACACCTCCGGGGAAGCACCGTCACCGACCTTGAAGGTGATGCCAGCGCCGGTCTTGCCGGTTGAAGCAGTCATTTCTAAACTCCTCTAGTGTGAATGCAGGACCGCTATCGGCCTGCTGGTTTGCCAGCGACGGTGCAGTGGCGGATGGACCGCGTTTCCGCGGAAGCTGGTTTTGGGAGCCGGCGCTATTCGCGCCAGCGGATCATGTAATCGACCGATTGCTCGTAGGTCGTGGGGTTGTCGAAGACAGAGGTGATGTCCACGGCCGTCTTCCAGATCGTGACATCGTCAGACAGCGGGGGAGACCCACCAACCGACTGGTGGATCACATCGCGTAGCGCCGCCTTGACGGCATCTGCCACGTTCATCATTTCGGTGGCCGTCGAGCCGCGGCTGACGATTGACAACCGAGAGTCGGGAAGCCGAGAGGCACCACCAAGATGCGGCGGATCGTTGTCGCTGATCTGAGTCACGACAATGTTCGGCATCACCGCGTTCTGTGGGGCCAGAACCGGAAAGATTCTGTTGCCCACCAGAGCGGCGACACCGGCATCATCAAGCAAGAGCGAGACGACGATTTCGAGCGAGTTGGCCATTTCACCTCACCTTGCTCAGAAGCAACCTCTTGATGCCCTGCGAGAGGCTGCCGAAGATTTCGCCCTTGGTAGAGTCGAATGCCGGGCGGAAGAACGGCTTCGGCCGAGCGCCCGGGTGCATGATGCCACGCCGCGGCTGGGCGTGAGGGGCGGTGCCGAATTCGACCAAGTGGGCGATCTTGCGTGCGCGCCGGGCGAACGACACCCACCAAGTCGTTCTGGTGGCCGCCGAGACGGTCGGGACGGGCACGGCGACAACGCCCTGATCCAAGTGACCACCTCTCGGGTTGCCCGGATTGCGGAGGACGCGCGCGTTGGACTCCGTGGTCTCACGCAAGGGCTCCAGCGCCGTTGCCATGAGCGGGTTGATCTCCGACTTCTTGAACTGCTTCATGCGCGCGAGGTTGGCGCGGAGCCTGCGGTCGCCCTTGATTTGGAGCTTGACCCTCACTGCACCAGCCTCGCTTCGATGACCGTCAGCGACTGCCCGCTGTGGTCAGGCCTGATGTCGGTGATGTCGTAGACCTTGTTTTCAAACCGGATCCGCATGGTGGCCGTCACGTTCTGCACTTCGAAATGGCGGCAGTGGAACCTGTGGATCTGCTCCGAGCGGGTCTGGCCCACCGTGGAGGGGTAATTTGGTCCCTGCTGGTAGAACTCGCGGCCCGGGGCCGTCGTGACGTGGGCATAGGCGTCACGCCACTTGCGCCACGACTCGATGGGCTCATTGGCCCGGCCAGACGAGGAGACATAGGGCTCCTCAATGGTGATCAGGTGGCGCAGATCGCCACTGTTCAACCCAGCCGGCCGCT